ACCAGCACGCGTGCTTCGACAGGGGTCTCTGGGGCCGCCGGGGCGGCATCGTTCTTGGCCATGGGGGTTCTCCGTGGGGATGGGGGATACGCCCACGCCGCCGCGTGCAGACGCCTGCACGCGGCGGGGCGCGGGCGCGCGATCAGGTGGCGCTGTGCTGGTACAGCTTCACGCTGTTGACGTCCAGCAGGTTGCCGCCGGTGCGGGCCCACGCCAGGAAGCCGATCTGGCCCAGCTTCATGTACGCGCTGTCGTCGAAGCGGAACATGGTCACTTCCATGCTGTCGCGGATCAGGTAGCGCTGGAAGTTGCCGAACGCCAGGCTCTTGGCGTTGGCCGCCGGCACCGCCATGTCGTTGTTGAGGTACACCGGGTAGCCCAGCAGCCGGTCGGGCGTGGCGCTGGCCAGGCCTTCGTCGTAGCTCGGCGTCCAGATCGGGCGGCCCGCGGTGTCCTTGATCTTGCGCACCACGCGGCGCATCGTTTGGCTGAACATCCATCCCGGTTCCACGCCAGGCATCTGCGGCGAGCTCGACGGCACGTCCAGGTAGGCGGCGTCCAGGCTGTCCACCATGTCGACCAGGTCGTCGTAGATGATCGTGAGCGTCTGGCCCGTGGTGCCGGTCTTGCCCACGCTGGCGGCCGTCACCAGGCCGTTCGGGTCGGTGCTGCCGCCGCCGGTGGTGTAGCCCACGTTGCTGATGCGGCCGATGCGGTCGGCCAGGCGCTTGAACACCATGGCCTGGATGTCGACCTGCGAGTCCTGCAGCAGTTCGATGGGCACCGCCACGATCTTGCTCGACGCCTTGAACACGTTGACAGCCACGGTGCCAAAGGTCGGGTCGGCCGCAGTGGCCGTGGTGTTCTGCGCGATCCATTCGCCGGTCTCGCTGGTGCCGTCCGACGTGGGGTAGCTCAGCGGGTTGCCCTGCGCCGTGGTGATCTGGCTGGCCACCTTGCGCATGTAGCGGTAGCTCTTGAGCAGGTCGATCAGCTCGGCCGCCACCAGGCTCTGCATGCTGTAGCCGCCCTGGCTGCCGGTGGTGGTGCTCATGGTGTTGCGCACCGCCAGCGCCTCGTCCACCGTCATGTCCTTGAAGGACTTGCGCAGGAAGATGTTGAAGGCCTGCTGCTCGGGCGTGAGCTTCTTGCCGTTCCTGGCGTTGCGGCCGATGTGGTGGTCGTCCACGTCGGTGAAGTTGTCGTCGCGGTCGGCGTCGAGCACCTTCTGGGTGGCGTTGATCTGCGCCTGCACCCGCTCCGCTTCATCCATCTTGGCATCGAAGGCCGCTTGGTCTTCCTTGCTCCAGACGGCCGCGCCCTTCTCGGCGAGCAGGTTCTTGGCTTCCTTGTTGACGGCTGCGAGGTGCTCCCGCAGGGATTGAATGCTCTTCATGGTGTTTCTCCGTTGGTTGAGCAAAAGAAAAGCCGCCCGTGGGCGGCCAGGTATCGAAGCGGGAGCGCTTCAGATGGGAACGAACAGACGCAACCGGTTGCGGTTGGCCTGGTGTTGGGTGGCCGCCTTCGCCGCCAGCTCGGCGGCCAGGGCTGCGGGGTCGGGCGCCGGCGCGGCGCGCGGCTGCGGCTTGGGCGCGTTGGCGTAGGCGCTGAGGTTCCAGCGGTTCTGCTGCGCGTCTTCGGCCATGTCGCCCTGCTGCGTGTTGGGCTCGATGGCGTCGATGAAGTGCGCGTCCAGCGCCTCCTGGCACGTGAACCAGGTCTCGGCGTCCATCCAGGCCTGCACCTGGGCCAGCGTGGCGCCGGTCTTCTTCATGTAGGTGGCGGCGATGGTGCCGTCGATCTTCTCCACCAGGTCGGCGGTGCTGCGCAGCGCAGTCTTGTCGCCATAGGCAATGGTCCAGCTGTTGTGCACCATCAGCAGCGCGCCTTCAACCATGCAGGTCGACTTGGCGGCCAGCGCCAGGTAGGTGGCGGCGCTGGCGCACACGCCGTCGATGCAGGCCTCCACGGGCCCGTCATAGCCGGCGATGGCCGCGGCCATGGCGCGCGCCTCGAACACGTCGCCGCCGGGGCTGTTGATGTGCAGTTCCACCGGCTTGCCCGCGGCGGCGGTGAGCTGCTCGATCAGGGCCGTGGCGCTGGCGCCCCAGTACGGATCGATGACGTCGTAGACGTAGATGGCCACGCCTTCTTCGGTGGCCTGCGCCCGGATGGGCGGGCGGGCGTCGGTGCGCGCGTTGTCGCGCAGCAGCTGCATCAGCTGGTTGATCTTCATGCGGGGGCTCCGTCAGGGGGCGCGGGGCGCGGTTGTTGGGCTGCCGCGCTGGGCGCGGAAGGGCTTCTCGGCGTCACCGCCCAGGGCCGGCTCGTTCTTGAGCTTGCGCACTTCGTCGACGGTCATCCAGCCGTCGCCGGTGCCCGGGCCGCCCAGCGCGGCGCGGAAGTAGGCGGCCTGGCTGGCACTGTCGCCGCGCAGCAGCGCATCGAGGTTGAACTCGACGAACATGCCGGCGCGGCGGAAGAGCTTGCGGTTCAGCTCTTCCTCCCACCGGCACAGCATGGGCGCCAGGGTAAAGCGCACGAAGCCCAGCGTGATCTGCTCCACGCCGGTGCCCCAACTGCTGGTCTTCTCGTGCTGGCCGATGAGCACCGGCGGCACGCCGAAGGCCTGGCAGATCTCTTCCTTCTCGAACTTGCGGCTTTCCAGCAGCTCGAGGTCCACCGGGCTGATGCCGAGCTTTTCGGCGCTGGCGCCTTCGGACAGGATCAGCGGCAGCTTGCGGTTGCCGCTGCCCGAGTAGGTGGCCACGAAGGTGTCGCGCACCTGCTTGGCCAGCTTGGTGTCCACCTTGTGGGGGTACTTGAGCGCGATCTGCGGCATGGCGCCCTCGCCGATCGTGCGGCCCATGAAGTCGGCTGCGGCCAGGGCGTTGCTGATGGCGCCGCGCGCGGCCCACTGCACCACGCTCTGGCTGCGCAGGCCGTCGAAGCCGAAGCCGGTGAAGTGCAGCACGTCGTCCTGGTCCAGCGTGTACGTGCGAGCCGTGACGCGGTCGAAGATGTCGTAGGCGATGCGGTGCCCGTTGCGGCGCATGTGCACGCAGTCCGGGTGGTGCGGGCGCAGGCCCTTGACGGCGCCGCCCGCGCTGGCGCGCCCGTCGCGCAGAATCTCGGTGACGTGGTCGCCGCGCAGACCCCAGCTGCGCACCAGCCATTCCTTCCAGGCCGCGGCGGTCCATGCGTCGTCGGGCTGCTCGTTGAGCAACCACCACAGCGGCGTAGGCGCCATGCGCTCGCGGTCGCCCTGGGCATCGAGCCGGTACTGGTGGATGGGCAGCTGCAGCACCGCGCCGGCGATCTTGTTCAGGCAGGCGTAGACCGTGCTCACGGTCATGGCCGTGTAGTCGGTGACCGCGAAGCCGCTGGGGTTGGTCAGCGGCATGAACAGCTCGGCCATCGCGTCGTTGTCGCTGCTCAGCGTCCAGCTGGCGGCGTTGGCCACGCCGGCGCGCGCCGCGGCCTTCGGGTCCTTGGCCAGCCAGGCGCCAAGCACGCGCGACGGGTGGTGCCGGGCCTGCAGGTTGAAGACGGCGGCGGTGCTCATGCGGTGGCCTCGTCGGTCTCGTCGGCGGGGATGGCGTTGAGGTCCACGAAGCCCTGGCTGTGGGCCGCGTTGCCGTCGGCGTTGACCATCGCGCGGCCCAGGCCCATCAGCAGCGCCACGGGGCCGTCGATCTTGTTCTCTTCGCGCGCCTTGGTCGGGTGCTTCAGCCCGTTGAACTTGGACGTGCTCACCTGCACGTTGCTCATCATCCAGGTGAACACCGGGTTGCCGTCGAAGCGCAGCTTGCCTTCCAGCACCAGGTTCTCGACCTGGATCAACGGCTGAGTGAAGAACATCGGCGCCTGGCGCACCTCCACCAGCGGCAGGCCTTCCTCGATCAGCTTGGTGGCGAAATAGCGGGACAGCGCCGGGTCGAAGGGGATCTCCTGCACCTGGAACTGGGTGCAGTAGCGGCGCAGGTCGTCGGCGATGACGTCGAAGTCGGTCACGTTGCCATCGGTGACCACTACGTGCCCCGCGCGGGCCCAGCCCGCCAGGTGCGCGTTGCCGCTTTGCTGCACGGCCGACTCGTTGAGGTACAGCCGCGGGAAGAAGGTCCAGACGTCCGCACTGCGGAACACCAGAACCAGCGCGGCGAAGTCGTGCTTCTCGGCCAGGTCCATGCCGATCCAGCAGGGCTCCCCGGCGAAGTCGGCCAGGTCCAGGCCCGGGCGGCCGCAGCGCGCGAAGCCCACCATGTCCATCCAGGCGCGGTCGCTGCTGATCCACACGTTAAGGTGCTTGGTCAGGAAGTTGCCCACCGCCCCCGACGTGGCCATCGCCTTGCGGCAAGCGGCTTCGAGCACGTCCACCTTGACGCTGACGCCCAGGTTCGGGTTGGCCTTGCGCCACACGGCGGGGTCGCGCCAGTCGTCGCCCTCGTCGATGGTGAAGACGATGCCAAACCAGCTCTCGTCCTGCACCACGCCTTCGAGCACCTTGATGGTGTAGTCGCGCAGCTCGTAGCAGATGCCCGAGCGGTCGCTGCCAGCGGTGGTGATAGCGCTGAGCAGCGCCTGGCTGCGGGCGCCGGTGGCAGTGTCGAGCACGTCCCACACGGCGCGCGTCTTGTGGGCGTGCAGCTCGTCGACGCTGGCGCCGTGGATGTTCAGGCCGTCCAGCGTCGAGCCCTCGGCGTTGAGCGGCTTGTAGCTGCTGGCGGTGCTGGCGCACGTGATGTCGTGCTTGCCCACCTCCACGCCGAAGCGCTGCAGGAACTCGGGCTCGCGCAGGGCCATGTTGCGCGACACGTCGAAGACTTCGCGCGCCTGCTCGCCGGTGGTGGCCGCGCTGTAGCAGTGCGCGCCGGGCTCGCCGTCGGCGAAGGCCAGGTAGAGCTGCCGGCCGGCCAGGCGCGTGCTTTTGGCGTTCTTCCGTGCGATCTCTTCGTAGTCGCGGCGGAAGCGGCGCAGCCGCGTGGCCTGGTGCACCCAGCCGAAGAGCTGGAACTCGATGAAGACCTGCCAGTCCTCGAGCTGGATCTTGGCGTAGCGGAACTTGCCGTCGACGTACTCGGGCTTGGCCCACTCCCCCTTGATGTGCGGCAGCAGTTCCTGGAAGCGGCACTGGCGCGCGCCCAGGGCTTCGTCGACGACGAAGGGGAAGTCGGCGCGGCCCTGGCGCTCGAGGTCGCGCAGGAAGCGCGCGCAGGCCAGGCGCTCGTAGCGGCCCGCCACCTCGGCGCCGTCGACGATGCGGTGCGCGTAGGCCTTGGCGCGTTCGAAGTAGGTGGCCATGTCAGAAGTCAGCGAACCCGCGCGGCTCGGCGCCGGGCGCGGCCGGCGGCGTGCCGGCCAGGTTGTCGTTTTCGAACAGCTTGAGCTGCGCGCGCACGGCCGTCGTCACGCTGGCCTGCTCGGCCGGCGACAGGCCGAACTTGTCCAGCAGGCGAAGCATGTCGGCACGCAGCGCGCGCAGGATCTGGAAGACGGGGCTCTGCACCGGCATGCCGTTGGGCGTCTTCACGATGAAGGCCTCGGCCTCGTCGCCCTCCTGGTCCCGCAGCAGCGCCTGGCGTGCGCGGATCGAGCGGCGCAGCAGCTTGACGTCGGCGATGGTCTCGCAGAGGTCCTCGAAGGTGTCGCTGTAGACGGCGCTCATCAGGTTGTAGCGCAGCAGCTCGGGAGCCAAGCGCTTCCACGCCTTGCGCGCGCTGGGGCTCAGGCTGGCCGGCACCGTCGGCATGCCGACCTCGGGCCGGAAGGTGGCGTCCAGGTTCAGCGGCCGGTGCCCGCGATTGCCTTCGAGCGCCTTCAGCTCGACCGGCTTGCCCGTCGGACCAGGCCGAGCCATCAGCTGCTCCCCACCTTGTCATCGACCCCCCCACCCTTCGAACCCGCGCGCGCAAAAAAAGGGT